ACGTGCCGCTCACTGGTAAGCAAGCTGCATATGTCGAGGCGTTGCTTGGACGTGACGACGATGGCAAGCCAAGGTCTCAGAGTGAGGCGTACCGCATGGCGTACAACTGTTCGAACATGACAGACAAAACGGTCTGGGAGAAAAGCAGCCGCCTGTCGGCAATGGGCAAAGTTAGAGCAAGGGTTGATGCGCATCGGCAGCAGAGGGCGGACGATACACTGCTCTGCGCGCACTCTCGATTAGAGTTCATTATATCTAGGCTCGAAGTCGAGGCCCTTGGCAAAGGTGCTGATACCAACAGCGCTAGCCGGGTTCGCAGTCTGGAGCTAATCGGAAAGTTAGCGGATCAAGGCGGCTCGCTGTTCCAAGACAGGCTCGTCACTGAGGATGCGCGGGACGCTGAGACCATCCGCTCAGAACTGCAAGAGAGGCTACCTCGCTTGCTCTCCGATAAGACCGGCACCGGCTAACATAAAATAGTTTATGCCCGCCCCCTGCCCTGTTTCTTGCGGCACGCTCCCCTGCAACCATGCAGTGCTTGGTGCTATG